CAGGAAATATGTTTCCTACTATGTTACTTAATGAAAGATTAGCTGATATTAAGGCTAATTCTCAGAAATATATAGAAAGTAACTGGATTGGTAGCTTTGTAATGTCAGAAGAAGGTGAATTAAGGTTCCAAAGTTTTGATAATGCACATCCATTAAGGGATTATCCTATTAAAAGGAGACCTGATGACAATATTGTAGGTTGTATAGAGATTTATGAGCAACCTCAAAAGGATAATGATGGTAAAGTGTTTACTAAAAGGTATATTGTTGGTATTGACCCCTATGATGATGACCATGCAACTACAGATTCTGTAGGATGTGCCTTTGTATTTGACAGATTTACAAGAAGAATTGTAGCTGAGTACACAGGAAGACCACAATTAGCTAAGGATTTCTATGAAAATTGTAGAAAATTAATTATTTACTACAATGCTATGGGATTTCCAGAGATTAACAAGTTAGGATTTGTTACATATATGGAGCATAAAAAGGCTTTGTACATGTTATCTGAAACTCCTACACAACTTAGAGATAAAATTGAGTGGAAACCTAATTTAAATACTTCTTATGGGTATAAGGCTACTGAAAGAACAAATACTTGGGGTAGAGAGTTAATTAGGGAGTGGTTATTAGAACCAATGGAAGCTAATTCTGAAGTGTTAAATGTTAATAGAGTAAGGTCTACAGGTTTAATTCAGGAATTAATTAAGTGGAACAAGGATGGAAACTTTGATAGGGTATCAGCCATGATTGCCGTATTGATTTTAGATGTAACTTTGAACAAGGAAATTATCAAAGCTGATGCCAAAAAAGCTAAGAGTTTTCTGGAGTCTGGTTTCTTCAAAGAAAAAGGATTTCTAAAAGACAGTTATGACCCTTTAGAAGAGTTTAACAGCTATAAAGATAATGGACTGTTTTTCAACAACATGTTTGGGAAATAATTAAATTTGTAAAAAATGAATAATTTAGTAATACAAGTACCACAACAAACCTTATCAGATTCACAGAAGAATCTAGAATGGGCTAAAAGATGTATAGATGCAGGGGAAAACGTACTAATGTTTGACTCATCTGTAGTAAGACAAACCTTTTATAATAAGAAGGTTAACTATAGATTGAGAAATAACATGTTGACTGATAAAGATATTCAAGCTATATGTGAACCATATGGTATTGAGTTTTCTTCATTCCCTAAAAACATTCAGCACATAGGTTTAGGTAATTCAAAAATAAATACCCTAGTTGGTGAAGAAGCTAAAAGATTAACTAGATATCCTTTTAAGGCTTTTATATCTTCATCTGACCAAATGGGAATTTCTTCTAAGGAAGAAGCAATTAGAGATCAATGGTACCAAAAATTGGTATCAATAGCACAGCAAAAATTACAAGCTGCATTTCAAGGTCAAGAAGTTGATCCTCAAGTAATGGAGGAAGAAATGCAAAAAGAGCTTAGTAAGTTTGATAAATATTTAAAGTATAACTATCAAGATCTTAAGGAGATAACAGCTAACAAAATACTTAAGTATGAGTATAAGAAGTTAAAAGTATCTGATGTATTCTTAAGATGTTGGGAAGACTTTTTAGTTTCAGGTGAGGAAGTTGTATGTATTGAAGAGCTTGGAAATGATATTGTATTTAGAAAAGTAAATCCTTTATATTTATTTACTATTCAATCACCTGAGACTTATAAAATTGAAGATGCAGATTGGATTGTAGAATATACAATGATGTCTGTAGGACAAGTAATAGATTATTTTCATGAATATCTTACTAAAGATGAAACTAGTAATCTAGAGCAAAGCAAGGAGTACAATGCAATGAGAACTGGTGGTATTCAAATGGCATTTAACAGAGATATTACTGTTGAAGAAAGATTTGGATATACAGCAGGTGAATTGTTTGTACCTAATCAGATTGCCACACATTACTTTGGTGGTGCTTATGACCAAAGGGGTAATGTTAGGGTTATGAGAGTTTGTTGGAGATCTAGAAGAAAGATTGGTAAAGTAAGTTATTATGATGAGTATGGTAGTCCAGAAGAAAAGATTGTAGATGAATACTACAAAATTGATAAAGATGCTGGTGAAACAGTAAAGTGGTTATGGGTTAATGAATGGTGGGAAGGTACTAAGATTGCCAATGATATTTATGTAAAGATTAGACCTATTCCTTATCAATCAAGGAGTATGGGTAATCTATCAGAAAGTAAACCACCTTATGTAGGAGTATTGTGTAATACAAATAACTCAAGGGTAATGTCATTTATGGATGTTATGAAACCTATGGATTACTTGTATGATATATTCTTTCATAGATTAAACCTAGCTATTTCTAAATATAAAGGACCAATGTTGGCAATTAATACCAGCATGATTCCTTCAGAGTGGGATCCCCTCAAATGGTTACAGTATGCAGAAGCTACTAATGTAATGTTTATGGACCCTACTAATGAGGTACTTAAAGGGCCTCTTCAAGGTAAGTCAGCAGGTACATATAATCAGTTAGCTGCAACAGGTATTAACCTTGAAATGGGTAACTATATTAATCAGCATGTTCAACTACTATCATTTGTTAAACAACAGCTTGATTTAATTTCAGGAGTTAATGAATACAGACAAGGTGATGTTAAAGGTGATGCTAATGTAGGTACATCTAATATGGGATGGACAGCATCTAACTCTATGACTGAAAAGTATTTCTCATTGCATAATTCATTTAAAAGAGATTGTATGCAAAGATTAATGGAAGTTGCTAAGTATGTATGGAAGAAAAATCCACATAAAGTACAAGCTGTTCTTGATGATATGGGTGCTGAAGTAGTTAGTTACTATGATGAGTTCTCAGAATCAGAATATGATATCCATATAGATGATGGTCCAAATACTCAAGAGTTAATGCAAGCACTTAACCAACTTGCACATGCAGGTATGCAGACAGGTCAAATTAAGTTTAGAGATCTTATTGAGATTTACAAGAAAGATAGTATATCAGGTCTTGCTAGATACTTAGAAGAAGCTCAAGATAAGATTACTCAAGAACAACAACAAATGCAGCAAATGCAGCAAGAATCTCAAGAGAAGATGGCAAATCAACAAGCTGAACTTAGAGCTCAAGAATTGCAACTTGAAATGGAGAAACTTAATAGAGAAGATGTTAACAGACAGTTAGATAGAGAAAACAAAATACAACTTGAAACAATTAGAGCAATGTCCTATGCACAAGATCAAGATGTTAATCAAAATGCTATACCAGATGTACTTGAACAAAGCAAGCTTGCACTGGAACAACAAAAGGCAACTTATCAACAGATTCAGAAAGAAAAAGAGATTAGAATGAAAGACCAACTTGAGCAAAGAAAAGTTCAAATTGAGAAGGATAAAATCTCTTTAAAAGAAAAAGAATTGGAAACTAAAAAAGAGATTGAAGAGATGAAAGCTGAGACAGCTTTAAAGATAGCTAAGGAAAATAAGAATAAATACGATAAAAAATAAGCTATATAGAAATGGTAGCTTATTTGCTTAATAAACAATTATTAATAATAATTTTGTAAGACAAATATGAAAACAAGTAAATTTTACAGTCCAGATTTTGGAGAACCTGAAGGTGATGGTCTAGAAACCATTGACAATTCTTCAGATAAAAATCTGATAAAAGAAACAATTGAAACTAGTGATTTTGATTTTGATTCAGAACTATCAAATTTAATCAATGATTCAGATGATGATGAAGATGAAAGTAGTCCAGAAAAGGCAGCAAAGAATTTTGTTCCTCCTACTACTGAAAAATCAGAGTCTACTTCTTCTGATGATGAGCCATTATACAAGGTATTAGCTGAACAGCTAAAATCTGAAGGTTTGTTTGATGATGAAGATTTTGAAGAGGATGATGATTTTAAATTTGATGGTACACCTGATAGTTTTAAATCTCTAATGGAAAGAAGAGATTTTAAAAGAGGTGTAAAAATCTTTGAAGACATTGTTAGTGAAATGCCAAACAAGATGCGTAAGCAGTTCCAACTGTTTATGGATGGTCTTGATGAAGATTCATCTTTAGAAATTGGTAGTAAAGCTATTGATTATGCTTCAGTAACTAGAGAAGATTTAGAATCTAATACTCAAAAAGCTGAACAACTTTACAGAGAGCTTCTAAAAACTAAAGGTTTTTCTCAAGAAAAAATTAACAAATATGTTGAAAGAGCCAAAGATTTAGATGAACTTGCTGAAGAAGGTTATGAAGCAGCTCAGTCATTAAATCAAGAAGTTCAAAAACAAATTGAACATAAAAAACAAGAAGAACAATATATTGCTCAACAAAGACAGCAAGAAGCTCAAAAAAGACTTCAAGCTCTAAAGTATACAATTAATCAAACTCCTGAGATTTTTAAAGGAGTTCCTCTTACTGAAAAAATGAGAGAGCAATTGTACAAGTCTATGACTGATACAGTAGCTTATGATGAAAACAAACAACCTTTAAATAAAGTAGCTGCTTTGTCAAGAAGAAACCCAGAAGCATTTAGAATGCAACTGCACTACTTGACAGAACTAGGTCTATTTAATACTGATGAAAAAGGAAACCTTAAACCTGACTTGACTAAAATTATGCGTCTAGCAGAAACTAAAGTTTCTAGATCAATTGATGATAGATTAAAGAAGGCTGCCTTTAAATCAGGTTCTAACCTAAGTAACAACCTTAATGATAAAGAGGTTGACGTATTAACAAATCTTGAAAATTTCCTAAAAAATAAATAAATAAAACCATGCAATTATTTCAACTACAAAAATACGCAGCCAAAGACTACAATGGTCTTGTGACTGCAAATAACTTGGGTGCTCTCTATATGAAGCGTCCTCAGCTTGTAACTAACACCATTCATCAAATCTTCAGAACTAACTTGAAGAATGCGATGTTTGATTTCCTCAATCAGTTCCCTACTGTAGAAGTTGAAGAAAATAACTTCTATGAGTGGATGCTCCAAGGTCAACATGATAAAAATATTCCTTTGTTGGAAGCTTATGATGCTACAGGTACTTCAGCTGCTACAGCTGGTGAACTTGGTGCAGGTATTGCTTCTTTCTACATGGTATATGGTGAAGAATATTTTGAGCCAGATAACATTCTTAAAGGTAATAAAGCAGAATACTTACTTCGTGTAATCTCTGTAAAACCAAAAGGAACTAACTTTGAATATGAAGTAGAACTTCTTACTTCAGATCCAATGCTTTCTGTACCTGCTGAAGAACTTGAAGCTGGTTCACGTTGGGCTAAGTTTTTCAACGTAGCTCCTTCAACTCTTTCTAACAGAGGTCAGAAGCCTAACTTTACTTCACCTTTCAGAATGAGAAACCGCATTACTATGCAGCGTTTTGAATATGAAGTTCCAGGTAACATGATTAACGAAGGTAAAAACTATCCTTTGGAATTCACTTTCCCAGGTGTAGATGGTAAGCAAGAACGTGTTTGGATTAACTACCTTGATATGGTAGCTATGTACCAAGCAGAAGTTGCTAACGTAGTTATGCACTTTTATGGTCTACATAACTTCACTGACAAAGATCTTTTCTTGAACAAAGATGCTTCTGGAAAATATCCTTTGGAATCAGGTGCAGGTTTGTTTGAACAAATTGCTCCTTCTAACATTCACTACTACTCAACTTTGGATCTTGACTTCTTGACTGAAGTATTCTTGGATCTTTCTATTGGTAGAATTGAAATGGGTAACAGGGTTGTAACACTTTGTACAGGTGAATATGGTATCCGTGATTTCCACAGAGCTGTACTTGCTAAAGGTGGTACTGAATTAATGATTGCAACTACTTCTGGTCAAGGTCCTGGACGTAGCAATGATACTACTATCTACAAAGAAAATGGTGGAAAACTTAATGGTATTCCTAAGCCACTTTCTGCTGGTTTCCAGTTTACTAAATATTACTCAATCAATGGTATTACATTTGAATTAATGTACTGTCCAATGTTTGATGACAAAGTGTTGTTCCCTGAAGTTCACCCAGAAGGTGGTACTACAGAATCTCGCAGAATGCTTGCTCTTGACTTTGGTGGAGAAGCTGGTATTAAGCGTGTATCTGTAAAAGGTCAACCTTCAGTATTCCGTTACATCCCAGGTATGCGTGATCCATTCACTCCTGCAGGTAAGGGTTCTCCTTCAATGGCAGTATCTAGATCTGATGGATATGAAATTCACAGAATGATGTGGGGTGGAATGATGATTACTGACCCAACTAAAGTTGTAGACTTCCGTTATAACTTGGTATAATAAAACAAATAAAGGGGGAGTGAAATATCTCCCCCAATATTTATAACTTTGCAAAAAATAAGAATTATGGCTAAAAAGACAATAGAAATGGAGACAGAACAGTTGACAAACTTTTTAATAGATAAAGTAGTAAAAGTGGTACCAGTAGTAAGACCTAATAGTTGGTCACATAAGTATCAAATTACTGAAGATGGTAAAGATAAAACCAATGGTGCTTATCAATTTAATACAGCACTTACATATTTATCTGTACCTGTCAGTAAAAAGACTGGTATTATTTACAGACCACTAGATAATATTTCAAAAGTTAGAACTATTCAGTTCCCAAATGAAGAAATTACTGAGCAAGATTTTTTTGAAAGAATGCTTGGACTTAACAAAGGAGAACTAGATGTAGGTAAATTCAGAACTGATGAGAAGGGTAATCGTTACCCAGATACTTTCTGGCAAAAACTAGGCACTGTTAAATTAAGAAATGAAGCTAACACTTTAGACTTATCTAATCCTATGGATATGATTAAATACAAAGTCCTAATGTTAAATAAGAATGTTGTAGCTCCATCTCCTAATGAAAAGAATAGAAAGCGTACTTACAGATTTATGATTGTAGATCAAGAAATTGCTGAAGTTCAGGAAAAAGAAGATCTAAATACAAAACTAGAAGCATTCTCTTGGTTTGCTAGAATTAAAGCAGATATTGAACAACTAAAAGAAGTTATGTGGTTATATGATTCAAGAATTACTAATACTACAAACTATGATTATGTGTTTGCCTATGTGGGTAAGATTGTTAATGACTCACCTGTAAACTTCCTTAAACTAGTTCAAGATGTTCATAAAGATTCTAAACTACTTTTAATGAGAGCAGTTAAAGCAGGATCACTAGTTATTTCCAAAGAAAAAACATATTTATTTTTAGATGGTAAAGATATTGGTCCACAAGTTCAAGCTATTAAGTGGGTTGAAAATCCAGAAAACTTTGCTATCGTAGAAAGACTAAAAGAGCAATCAGGTTATGACAGCTAATCAGATGTGGGATAATGTTCTTGTGACCTATGATGCACTATATTCACAAAGTGCACCTGGGTTTGAAGATGCTGAGGCAACTATTCTATTAACTAAAGCACAATGGTACTATATTCTTCAAAGGTTAAACCCTAAGAGTAACAGAAATATGGAAGGGTTTGAAGAAACTGAAATAAGAATCCAAGGTTTATCAGCTTTAGTTAAAGACTCACAAGAATCAACTACTCCTCCCACAACTGCAGGTGTTAATCAAGTAGGAGCATTGCCTGGAGAAGTTCTCTGGGCATTGCCTACTGATTTTATGATACCTATATATGAAGCTACTGTTACAAATGTTCCTCAATGTGGAACTACTACATATAACAGAATGATGACTATTCCTATCTCACATGATGATTATAACTTAAGTTATGCTAATCCTTATAAAAGGCCATACTGTAATGGTAGTGAAGGTCTTGTGTGGAGACTAGAACATGGTAAAAAAACTGTTAATGGTGATGAAAGAAAAATACATGGTCTTATTACTGATGGAACACCACAATTTCAAGTAACTCAATATTATTTAAGGTATTTAAGATACCCTAATGATATAGTTGTAAATCTTAATACTCCAGCATCACAAGTTAATTGTGAATTAGATCCTCTAACTCACCAAGGAATTTGTGATATTGCTGTAAAATTACTGTCTGCTGCAGTAAGAGAACAAATACCTATTAACCAACTAACAGCAGATAGTTTGGAATAACAAAAACAATTATATTTGTAAAACAAATTAAACAACAATTTAACATTTTAAAAAAATGGCTTTAGATTCAAAAAATAACATTAAGAGTGTATTCATTGTACCCTCTATAACACCTGAACCTGCTGCAGGAACTAAAATTACTCCAGGTTCTACAACTCTTAATTGGGTGGGTATTACTAACATGTCTAATGAAGTATTAGATACAAGTACTGTAACTACATATTCTAAAATTAAAATCATTAAAGATCGCGGTGCTAATCTTCCTCTTCAACAAGTAGTACTTGATCTTAGTAGTATTATAAATACATCTGCATATTCAGGTGCTATTGCTACTGAACAAGTAGATTATATTGGATTTAATGGTACTTCTGGAAATATTCAAGTATTAGCTAATAATTTTTACACTATTAAACTTGAACATGTACCTAATTCATTTGCTTATGGTAAGCGTCCTGCTAACTACAAATATGGTACTTACCAATCACCACTTGGTCTTGCGCAAGATACTGCTGGTCAATTAAATGTTGCTTCAGGTCTTGTAAATTCACTTATTCAAAACTTCCGTCCTAATAGAAGTATTGACTGGAGAGTATTTACTTCATTGGTTAATAGTAGTACAACTACTGCAGCTGTAGATACAGATATTACAAGTTTTGGACTTGTTAAATATTCTAAAGCAGTTACTGTAATTACTACAGGTACTGCTGCAATTACTGCAGGTACTTACCTTAGATTTGGAGCATCAACTGCTTCTACATCTATTTATAAAGTAGTTACAGGATTTTCAGGTGGTGCTGGTACTTATACTATTACTCTTGATTACGGTTGGCAAGCTGATTCTGCAACAATCCTTGATACAGATGTAGTAAGTGTTACTATAGGAACTAGTGATTGGGGTATTAAAATTGTAGGTATTAAACAAAAATATGATGTTAATCGTTGGAGACAATATGACAAAGTTAGATTTAATACATTTCTTGAAGGATTCCCTGATACTGCTACACCAACTACTGTAACTACAACTCCTGCTTTTGATGGTGTTGCTGTTTATGAACAAGCTGCTAATGATGAATACATTTCTTGGGGTGATGAAGGACAGATCTTTGTAGATCAAACTCCACCACAATTCCGTGAACAAGATGCTGTTGTTG